TTAGGCGACCCCGATCCATCCAATCACAAAACGGGGTTCGATAGTGCTGACGACATCAAAGATTGGTTCCAAAGAGACAAACCTGACGATTGGAGACAACGTGACTAACGATTTTTTAGACAACCTTGCTGCTCATCAATATCAAAAGATGCACAAGAAAAAAGAGCTAGATCTCTTTGAAGTAATTCCTAAATGGAAAGAATGGAAAGAATCACTTCAGAGGAGGACGCACAAATGAGTGAAGATCCAAGAGAGCGTAACGAGCGAAAATGGCAAGAAGCAACAAATAAGGTAATCGCCAATAACTTGGTAATTAACCTTGAGAAACTTTTAAATGGCACAGCAAAATATGTAGTGTGTTCAGATAGAACCACTACACATAGAAAGATTATTATTGAATATGATCACCAACAGAAAGATTAATTTCTAGAAATCTTCAGAGTTTCACTAACATACTCTGTGCTAGGAGTAAATTTCATCTCGTTAACAAAAATCTCAGTAAACTGATCAACAAACGCGGGTCTTAGCACAAAGATCTCGCGTTTTTTGTCGTTTTTACGTAATTCGTAAATGTAGTTAGATACTGGACCTCTAGAATCTTGTAAAGATAGTGTATTGCCATCTGGAGTGACGAATTGGTATGCTTCACCAACTTGCAGACCTCCAGGTAGAACAAGTTGATCGTCGTAATATTGCTCAATCGTCTCATAGTGATGTGGAGCAGTTGGATCATCATATGTGGCGCTAATATACTCTTCAAACGCAATATTACTCAGTGGCCAATCCTCGTATAGATTTTTAATATTGTTGATAATCATGATAATCCAATCATTTCCTGGATCTCCATAAAAATCCATTGAAACGGTGTCAGGTCTTTCTCCATCTTTGACGAAATAATCTTCAAAGATAGTTGATCCTGGAACAATATTGTCAATGAGTTTAATACGAGCAAAAATGTTCCTGATAGTAATATAACTACCATTCTCAGGATTCTTGTCGTATTTTAGATAAAGAATTTCTGGAACTTTGTCGAAATATGCCATGTTTATGCCTCCGTCATTGTTGTGCTGTCTTCAAAGTTTTCAATGTCTTGTCTGACCAGAGCAGTAAGTTCAGCAAATTGCAAACTTAATCTAACTGCCTGTACATAACCATTTTTAGTCAAAGCAATAACATTATCTGGAGTATAATCAACATTAAGACCAGTCAAAGCACAATATTTTGTATTTGGTAGAAAATCACTAACTCCACCTGTTTTTGCGTCTACATCTGTAACAATTCCATTAGATTTTACTTTTAGTTTGCTCTTGAGTCCACTTGGAATAATTCTCCAAATATGAGGATATCCCAAAAACAAAGAATTGCTTCTTTCTTTTAATTTTGCCTCTGGATGCATACTGATTTTAAATTGTTTAACAATTTTTCTAATCTCATTCTCTTCAGTAACATCTCTTGCTAGGAATAAGTAATCAAAGTTGAAAGATCTTGTCTGCATTCTGTTGAATGTCTGCAGAGTATTATCATTAAATGTTTGACCAAATGCAGCACCAACTAATGTGTCTAGAGAGAGACCATCAACCTTTGGAATATCTTGGAATCCATCTAAATTTGTCAAAGATTTCATTAAAGAATTAGCACCTGTTGCAAGAGCAACTTTTGCTGCAGCACCAAAAATACCACCACCAGCACCTAGAGTAGATCCCAATGCACCAAATGATATCTTTGACCATTCTGCACCATATTGATATTCAATTTTAGGTGGAAGATATAAAGAAATATTCGCTACACCAGTATTATTTGCATCTCCACCTGTACCACTAGTAGTTGGTGCTATATTCTTACCGTCTTCACCTCTACCCCCGTATGAACCAGTTAACTTACCATTAAGGTTTTCTGCAGTAAGTTCAACATTTCTATTACTACCAGAGATAACATTTTGAATATCTGGTAATGCACCTGGAGGCACTGGTGCTCCTGCATAATCGTATGCTCGGAATGTTAGAAACATACCAGTATTGTTAATACTGGTCTTTGGGTACATTAATCTTGTTGCTGTCATTATTTACGTTTACCTAATTGAACTTTTTTCTTACTTACAAAACGATTTTGACTATCATAAAATTGCTCTATAGGCAATGCGGCAAATTCAATTAGTTCCTCTTCTGGAACCTCAAAGAATAAATTATCTGCACGACTTATAATATATCTATGCAACAATTTAAAGGGTATCCTAACATTCTTATTTAGAAACTTTTTAGCAAGCATCATTCGTTGCTTTGGAGTGGTATAATGGAAGTTTGCTCCCATGAATCCATCCTCATAGATATTAGTTACCAAAACTAGAGGATATTTATCCCATCTTGCTAACTGTGCCTTTGTTTTGGGGTCATATTCAAAAAGGTAGAATTTACCGACCATTACGTCATCTTTAGCACTATCAAAGAGGTAGTTAAATGCTACTGATCTTTGTTTAGATACAGTATTGGCATTTTCATCTTTAAGTTCTTGAATAATACTCATATCTTAAGTTCCTTTTCTGTTAGGATTTTAAATTGCCATCTTCTGTCCTTGCAGTATTCAGTTGCTGCTTTCCATTTAGCATCATTGACAGCATATGTGGTAACTTCAGTTATATACCTCTTTGTACGACGGCGTTGTTTTTGGGGAGGCGCTGTCTGCTTAAGCGGTTTGATCTCAATAATAAACTTCTGCGTCCCCCCAGTTTTTGTTCTGGCACGGACGTAGAAATCTGGGAAATACCGATGCATCCGATTATCAAGAGGAGAGATGTAAGGTATAACGATCTCTTCACTACCCCATTCCAGCACATTTTCATTGTTATCACACCAAACCATGAACTTTCTTTCCCATAAAGACCTGTAAATGACATTTGTCGGGTCTCCTTTATATTTCCTAGGATGGGAAGGGCGATATTTACCACTATATGCCATACTAAATATAAATATACTTCCTAGTCCTATTTAGATGAATATCGACAGAATTAGAAAAAACATCGTGGGTGACTATGGATTGTCTTCGTCGAATCAATATCATATTTCTTTTGAGATCCCTGTAGGTATTAATAGTAGTACCGATGGAACTCTTACAGAATTCATGAGGAATAGGGGATTTACCATTAATAGTGTATCAGAACCTGAAATTTTCGGAAGAAATGATAGTGTCGTCGGAAACATGGCGAGATTAAGTTTCTTAGCAGACGAAGTTAATATCCCTGGATTTAGTATAGCAACTGGTGATTTTAAAGGATATGTTCCTGGTATCAATGTTAGATACGCACATACCAGAAACTTTACTGAGATGAATATTGCCTTTTTAATGGATATGGATCATACTCCATTAAAATTCTTAAGGTTGTGGTCTGATTTTATATTTGGATTTGAAGAGTCATATGGCGTCTCATCCTCAGCACCGACTGTAGTTTCTCAGTTGCAATATTACAATAATTATGCTCACGATATTGTTATTGATAAATTAGAACCAAACACTAATTCTTTATCAAAATCAAGAGCAAAGAGTAGTTTTGATACTCATAATGTAGTCACCAGAACACGATTGCACAAAGCATTCCCATACATGATTAATGATGTTACAGTTAGTAACGCTCCAAACCAACCAATGAGATTGCAGTCCACCTTTTACTATGAGTACTTTACCACTGAAACTTTAAAAAGAAATACGGTAAATGCCCTCAGACAATGACGCTAAATAAAAATATGATATGGAGTTTAATTAATGTCTTTACCAACACTGAATACACCAACCTATAATCTTACTATCCCATCAACAAAGCAAAGAATTAAATACAGACCTTTCTTTGTAAAGGAAGAGAAAGTTCTTCTGATGGCACTTGAATCTCAAAATGACCAAGAAATTGCAGATGCATTAAAATCAATTATTGTTGCTTGTGTGACTACAAAAGATTTTAATTTTGATAAATTGGCAACATTTGATATTGAGTATATTTTCTTGAATATCAGAGGTAAGTCAGTAGGTGAAATGGTTGAACTTATTGTTATTGCACCTGATGATGGTGAAACTGAGGTAAGAATCAATATTAATATTGATGATGTCAAAGTAAAATTTGATAAATCACATTCTAATAAGATCCAAATTGATAAAGATCTTTGGGTTGAGATGAAGTATCCTGGTCTTAGTAGTTTTACTAACCCTCAAGAAAATATTGATGATACTTTTGAATTCGTTGCTAATTCAATTGAAAAGATTTACAATGAAGAGGATGTTTGGGACAGCACCACAACAACCCCTGATGAGTTTGTGACTTTCCTTGAGAATATGAGCAGCAAACAGTTCAACAGTGTCCAAAAGTTTTTTGAGACAATGCCTTCCCTAAAGCATGAGGTTAAGTTTACTAATCCAAATACAGAGGTTGAATCAACTTACGTTGTCGAAGGACTTGCTAATTTTTTCGGATAAGCCTCTTTCATAATTCACTAGAAAATTATTATAGAACTAATTTCTCATTAATGCAGCATCATAAGTACAGTTTAACTGAACTTGATGGTCTTATTCCTTGGGAAAAAGATATATACATTGCGTTGTTGAAAAATTATCTGGAAGAGGAAAGACAGAGAATAGAACAGCAAAAACATCAAAGTTAATGAAAGCAAAACAAATAGGATTAACTCAATATAATGATGCCATATTGTCAATATATGGTGCGAATCCTGTTGCAACTTTGAAGGAAGCAAAAGGGGCAACAACTACTGCTCCAGATTTAACGAAGGACAACGTAAAGAAGAAGGCACAACCTAAAAGTGGAACTCTTGTAAAAGAGACCCTTCGCCTTAGAAATACTGCAGTTTTAAATTTAAAACTGGCGAAGAATATTCAAAAGTATGAGAAGGAAAGGTTATCTAAACTAAGTGCATTACTAGACAAAGATAAATCCTCAAAGGGAGGAGAAGGTGGTGAGGTTGAAGAAGATACAGATGATCCGAAGAAGTTAGAAAGGAAATCTCCTTGGTGGAGAAAATTTCTTCGTAAGTTTAGAAACTTTGCAAAAGGTCTGTTAAAGAAACTCTTTAAAAAGTTCGTTCCTAGAAGGGTGCGTGCTAGAGGGAGATTGCTTGCAAGGAGAATTCGTAGATTTAAAAGGGTAGTAAAAGCGAACATCAAAAGAAGATGGAGGAATTTTACTAAACCTTTTAGACAAGCACAGAGATTTATTGCAAATACCACTGCTCCACTTAGACGTAGGTTAGGTACTGGATTTAAACGTGCCCAAAGAAATTTAACAAAACCTTTTAGGCAAGCAAAACGATTTGCTGAAACTGCAGTTAAGAATCCAAGAAAGGCACTACAGCAAACTCAACGTGCTCTTAACACAGCAAAGAATGTCGCTGCTGGTGCTGCTACAAGGGTAAATCAGTTTGTATCACCTGGAATTAAGGCAGGTAGAGAATTTGCTGGTCAAAAACTTACTCAAGGTAGAAAAGCATTAGAAGGTGGTATTGATACTGCAAGATCAATATGGAACTTTGGTACTGAAATGCTGCAGCAGGCAAGTGGAAAGAAACCAAACTTGTCAGGTGGAAATAGATTTGGTTTTCTGAATAGATTTTCTGGTATTGGTCAGAAATTGAATCAAGGTAGACAGGCATTGATGGGTGGTATTGATATTGCTGTTAAAAAAGGACAACAGATTGGTGAGGCAGTTGCTGCTACTTGGACTAAATGGAGTAATGTCGTTAAAGATCCTAAGACATGGAATAAAATTAAGGATAGTGTAGTAGGTGGATATGAAAAGTTAAAAGGTGCCGCAAAAAAACTGTATGATGATTTTATTACATGGTTAGCAGGAACCAAATGGTTCAGAGAGATGATTGAGAGTAAAATCGGCAAGAAAGTAACTCGAATGCTCATTGAAAAGGGCGGTAAGATAGCACTGAAAAAGATTCTTACTAGATTGGTTATTGGTCTTGGTACTGTTATGGCGTTATGGGAAGCAGTAGATGACTGGGCAAGAGGTGACTATGAAGGTGCAGCGTTAGCAGCACTTGGTGCTATTCCTGTTGTTGGTTTGGTTGCAGTTGTTGTTGATATTTTAAGAGATCTGTTTCCAAAAACTTGGGAAAGCGTTGTTTCTCAAATTACAGGTCAAGATGCAGAGACAAGAAGTAAAAATATTAAAGATGCCACTGATGATTTGATGATGAATCCAGTAGATAGTACTACTGGTGGTAATGATATTGCTGATGGGATTCCCATGGCAGCAGATGGAATGGTAACCGACAACCAACCACAGTTGGTTATTGTTGGTGATGGAGGCGAGGAAGAATTTATCGTTCCTAAGAGTAAACTTGCACAGTTCTTAGGATCTGATACTGCATTAGAGTTCTTAAATTTTGGAGGATCTCAGGTAGTCAGCACAGTTAATGAATACTTAAAGAAACTAGGTATTGCTGGTGAAACTGCAGGTCAAATCTCAGAACTTAAAGATGCTCAAGATTTACCTAAAAAACCAACAAATAATGTAAAGAATGTCAGACCATTTGGTTCTGCCATTTCAGACATCAGTGGTAAGATTATGAAATTTATCATTGAAAGTGTTGAAAGTTTAATAGAACCACTGAAAAATATTATGGATTGGTTGAAAAAGAACGTCCTGGATAATCCATTAGTTAAAGGTATTACTGGTGTTGTTGGAGCAATAGGTTCTTCTATATTTGGTGGTGGTGCTAATGCAGCAACACTGAACAATAATTTTAATTTATCAAATATGTCTGCAGATGGAGTATTTAATACTGAATTGAAAACTGGTAAATCAGCATATATTGGTGGATCTGCTGATTACCACATTGACAGTCAGTTTAAGAGTTCTCTTCCTATGTCGGAGAAAGTAGCAATGATGGATCAACTTGCAGCAGGATATGCTGCACAAGGTAGAATTATTGAATTCTCTAATGCTGGGGTTGTCAACCAGGTGTATGATCCTAGTGCTTCTCTTGAAGAAAAGAGTGCTTTATTACAAAGAGCATTTGAAGCACACCAACTTCCTAGAGGACGTGCTATTGATGCAGGCGGTTTCAATCGTATTGATTATTATGCTCCTCTTGTTGAAGATTCTAGAGAAACTGGAGGACAAGGTAGATTTAGAGATAGTGTAGTAGGTCAGGATATTCTTATTCCGACACGTGGTGGTGAAAAAGTATCTTATCATCAAGGGGGTGATTATGGTGCATTTGTTCACTTGACAGATAAAGATGGTAATGTCATCTTTAGAACAGGTCATGGTGATACTAGAACTGCAAAATCAGGAACTGTTGATATATCAGCACTAAATAAAGATGATGCAGTAGATGAAGATCCTAATAACCTGGAAGACGATAATATTATGGTACAAATGTTACAGCAACAACTTGCCCAGCAGGCAAACGCTCAAACTCAACCAAATATTCTTCCAATGCCTATTCCATTAGGATCTGTCCCTGCATTTATGTTGCCTAGGACTAATACTCCAGCATGGGGACACGCAGCAGTACACGGTAACTGATAATGGCAAGAGATCCAGCAACATTAAGAAAGGCGTATGAAGTCAAACTTGGTAAGGACAGAGTTGATAAACTTACCAACGAACAGATTGGACTGCTTTCTAAACATTATAATTCCTTAAGTGATAAAGAACAAAGTGACATTGATAGCCAAATTCTTAAAGGTTATCGAACAGAACTGCATGAGATTGCAGATGCATTTATTGAAGAGAATAAACCATCTAGTGATGCTGTCTCAATATACACGGCAGGTGAGAAGTTTGTAGATGATAAGAAAGAATTTGCTAAAGAGCAAGAGGAAAAACTTGAGAAAGCTTTAGAAGAGCAATCTGATAAAATTATGGATGCAATTGATGAATTGATTGCAGCAGATAGAAAAAAGTTTGAAGATTTTAAAAAGCAACAACAGCAGCAATCAAAGGGTAAGTCCCAATATGAGAAACCAGTTGGTCCTAATCCAATGCAGGGACCAAAGGAACCTCCTAAGAAAACTTTTTCTCCTGAAAAAGATGAAGATTGGGAAGGTGAAGTTCCAGATCAACTGGATAGTAAATTAGATGATCTCCTTGAGCAGGTAAGAAACGAACCACTTCCACAACCTACTAAAACAAAGAGAAGAAAATCAAAAGGTAAAAAAGTACTTCAAAGAAAGAGTGCTAGAGTAGATGCTAAAGAGTTAGGAGTTGGTGGATCTCTTACTGAAATCATGGCAAACGTCATGGATACAAGAGAGGCATTATTTGATCTTTATAAGGTCACTAAAGCAAGATTTGAGTTTAAGAAAAAGATTGACAAGAAACTAACTGGATCTCTTACTGCAAAGTTAAGAGAGAGGCAGATTGAGAAAGGTGATAAATCAGATGATTCAAAGGGATTGAAAAATGTAGATGGGGATGATAAGAAGAAAAAGAAACCAAACGCATTCCAGAAAAGTTTAATTTCTGGTTTAGTTGGTGGTGCTGTTGCTTTAACTTTACCTTTAATTATTGAAGGTCTCCGACCCTTTATGGAAAGGGACAGAGAAAATGAAGGTGATAACCAATGGTGGGACTTCTTAGATGTATTCCCAAATGAGGTTGAAGAAGATCTTGAGGAAGCAACACCAGTAATTGAGGCACCTGGTGTAGAATCACCTACTGTAGAAGAACCAACTGCTGGAACAGAAACTCCTACTCCTGTTGCTACATCGCCAGGAGTGTCAGCAGGCACTGCTGCACCAGCAGCACCACCACAGGAAACTGCACCAGCAGTAACACCAATGCCAGTAAGGGATACTAATATCCCTGGTGACTCTGGTTATAGAAGACCTCAACCAATGCCTTTAAGAAAGGCAGCAACTGGTGGTAAATTTACTGAAGGTAAGCATAAACCTCTTACACCTATTTCTAGACCACCTGTAAATAACTCAGCAGTCAAGAAATTAACTAGACCTCTTGCTTCCGTAGTATCTTTACCACAGAAAGCAGCAGCGGCAGGTGTGTTATCATTTGCAAGTAGTTTAATTACTCCATTTGCAGCATTCTTACCAGACGCTGGAAAGAACTTTATTCAAGACATTTATAAAAATGTTGCTACTAGTTCAGGTCTCTCTGGAATGAAACTTAATTTAAGTTCAGAAGAAAATCTGATTGAGAAACTTAAGAAAAAGATTGGTGATATTTTTAATTCATTGCTAGGCATCACACCTGCCAACGCTGGCGGCGGTGGTGGTTACGGCGGCGGTGGTGGCGGTGGTGACCGTCGTGGTAGTGGTACACCTTCTACTGTGGAGGGTTCAACTGGTGAACAGAATCTTGCTGCATTCTTATCAACTATGGAAGCATCTGGTAATCAAAACCAAGCAGATGCATTCCAAGTAATGCTTAATAGAGCTGCTAATGCACAAGCAGGTGGTTCTTTCAAAGCATATGGAACTACTTTAGGTGATCAAATTACTGGTAGAGAACAATTCTCACCACTATCATCTGCAATTTATGGTGTCAGTGCTGATAGTGCTGCAGCAGCAAAGTATGGTCCTATTTCACAATCACTAGGAGCAACTCCAGAAGAAAGAAAAAAAAGATTACTTGAGATTGCTTCTGAAAAAGATGGATTAAATCAATTACAAAAACTATTTGGTGGCGGTTCTGCATCAGATGCAGCAACAGTATTAGAAGATTTTAAATCTGGAGGAGATCTATCTAAACAAGCTGCTTCTGATATTGGATCTATGGTGTCATTTAGAGGATATAGATCTGGTGCTGGAGATTTTCATAGAGGACAAGGTGGTAACTATTTCTTCGGTTCAGGATCCCATACGGGATCGTTGACAGATGTTTCACCAGATCTTGAACCTGTAGTACCAAAATCAAGTCCACATTCAGTCCCAGAAGGTCACATGGGACCAATAATTGAAAAACCTGGTAGTCCTAAACCAGAACCACCAGATGCATCACCTAGAAGGAGCATGATTCAACAGATGTTACCTTTTATGTTCCCACAAAAACCAGCAACACCAAAAGTACAACCACCAAAATCATCACAACCAGCAGGAATGAGAGCACCACAGCAACCAGGGAGTTAAATTATGACATTACCATATCAGATTAGAAACTTTAAAATTGATAACATAGCAGTGATGTTCCTGAATGGAGATGCTGTCTCTATTGATAAGGGGCAGATTCTTCAATTGGAATATAGGGAGGGATTGTTTGATAAATTCCTAACTGTGACTCTTACATTGATGGACACTACAAGTAGAATTTCTAATGCACTTGTAGGTATGGAGATGTTTGAGGTTACTTTTACTGATACTCAAAATGGAGTTAAGTATGAGTTCAATGCAAGTTCAGAAAATGGACCATTGTATGCATATAATATTCACAGTAAGCAGATTATTGACACTGGTAAATCAGTTACTATTGAATTGTGTAGAAAAGATGCTATTCTTTCAATGCAGAAAAGAGTGTGTAAAAAGTACACAAATACCACTGCAATGGAATTATTGCAGGATATTATTGTAACAGAACTCGGTAGTAAGAAACAAATTTATAATCAAGGTGGTGATAGTATAAACAAAATCAATTTTGTTCCACCGAACTCAAGACCACTCGATGTATTGATCTGGGCAAGGAATAAATTTATTGGTCAGGATCAAAAGACAGTAAAAGGTAATGGTAAGTATACTAGTGCTGGATATTTGTTCTATGAAACTTATGATCAATACAATTATGTTTCAGTGGATCATATTAGCGGGCAGAAAGGTCATAAGTGTACATTCACCACTGGAACTGGTGATGGTAGCACACAAGATGCATTTAGGATAGACAATCCTGAGTTTGTCAATGCCATTGATATGGTTCAAAATTTTGACAAAGGATTTTACTCAGGTCAGATTGAGTTTTTCGATATTGCTGAATGCACTATGACTACTGAGAAATATACATTGAAGGACTTATATAGAACTTGGAATAAAATTGGCACTAGTGAATGGTTACCATCAATGAATAGTCCTGCTATGCAGGATGATCTAGAACCAGTTGAGGCAGAATCACCAGCAGTTCATAGTCCGTTTGCCACTAGAACTATGCTAGTTTCTTTCAATAAAGAATTGTTTGCTGGATCTTCAGAGGATGCTGACCAAGATGCTGAGATTTTCAGAGAAACTGTGTTGCAATCAGTATCTAGATTGGGTATCTTCATGAACCAGGTCTTGACAGTTACGTGTAATGTTGGTAATATGGACCTACATGCAGCGGATCCTGTCTTCATAGAATTCTTTGATTCCGAAGGAAACATAGACACCCAACACTCAGGACGCTACATTATCGCTGACTTGACTCACCTATATACAAAAGGCGAGGACAAGTTAAAAACCTACCTTACCCTAACCCGAGATTCGTTCGGACTGTAAAAATGGAAAACATCGAAGCACACATTAAAAAAGACAAAGAGATCCTTGATAATCCAATGATCTCACCTAATCAACGTCGTCACATTGAGGGTGAACTGCATGATTTAGAGGAGTATGTAGAGCATCACAAACAAGAAATTGAGGCAGGAGATCACCATGATCCAACTGCATTGGAACTATATTGTGATCAAAATCCAGAAGCGGATGAATGTAGAATTTACGAGGATTGATAGTATATGTTAGGGGGAGCACCTACATTAGAATCCAACTATTGGTTTGGAGCACAAGGTAATCGTCTTTGGGTTGGTCAAGTTGAAGGAGACGGAAATGTCTTCATTGATGGAACCAAGGGAGAAGATCAGGACGGATCCTATCGTGTTAAAGTTCGTATTATGGGATATCATACCCGTAGTAGGAACAATCTGAAACCTCAGGACCTTCCATGGGCATCTGTGATGATGCCAACGACCGAAACGATTACTAGAGACCATGCAGGTGCTACTCATGGTCTTGAGGTTGGCATGTGGGTGCTTGGTACTTTTATGGATGGTGAGAGTGCTCAACAACCAGTGGTCATGGGATCATTGGGTATTGTTGATAAAAATCAACCTTATGAAGATAGATTAGAAGATATTGGTGGTACTAACAACTTCCCAGCAGTAGAAAGGGCACTAAAAACTAGGGACCAGAATAAACCTCCAGAAGGTCATGGTGCCTCAAATCGTGGAACAAAAAGAGGAGATCCTAGTTCTGCTGATGAACGTCAAGCAGAAAATGAAAAAGTAGTCATTGCTGTTTCAAACGGAAAATGTGGACCAAGACCTGAAAATGAAATCTCTAGAATTTTAGGGGATCTGTTTAAGTTTTTAAGTAGTCAGGATAGATTGGATGGTGGTGTACTGGTTGATAAGTTAACTGGTAACATTACTAGATCTGCTGATATTATTTCAGGATACTTTGGGAGATTAGCAAATTCTGTTAATGGACTTCTTGGTGATATTAAAGCTCTTGTAGTTGCTGAACTTAAGAAATTATTTGAAACTACTTTACTTCCTATTATTACTGGACTTACTGCTACACCAACAGGTAGAGGGGTAGCAATCACTGCTGGAATGAAGTTTGCTGATGTTATATTTGAGATTATCAAATGTATTTTCCAAACAGTATTAGAGAAAGTATACAACCTTATTCTTGATATTCTTACTACTCTTGTAGATGACATTCTCAATACAGCATTTTGCCAAGTTAGCAACATTCTTAAGAGTATTGTTGGAGAAATTCAAGATGGAATTGGATCTGCCTTAAGTGCTCTTGGTGAAATTACTTCACTTATTGGTGGAATGGGTGGATTTAATGGTGGATTCCTTGCTAACATTGGTGAACTTATTAATATGTTCTGTGATGGAAAACTTGGTTGTATCTTAGGTATTGGTGACTTTACTACTGGAATTGGTGATAGACCAGACAACGCAGTCGGTGCGTTCTTTAATAGATTAGAAACATTTGGCGGTCTACCTAATGAACTTAATACTGGTCTTTATGGTTCTGATTCTTTCTTATCTTCAATTGAAGGAACAGAGATTAGAGACAGTAGTGGTAACATTGTTAAGGGGTCACTGGATTGTAATAAAGCAACCTCTTTTAACTTCCCCATGATCCCAGACCTGTTTTTTACAGGACTTCAAAATGAACTTAATCAGTTCAAATTAAAAGGTAGTTTGATTTCTTATGAACCAGGATCTAGATCTGGTGGAGATGACCCATATCCAAAACCAAATTATGACGCCAGTAATCCAACTCCATATGCATTACCAGTAGTTAATAGTTTTGGATCAGTTATTGGTGGTGTTGTAACTAATCCTGGATTTGGATTAGAAAATCCACCAAATGTAACTGTATATCCTGCTCCTGGTTGGGGTAGTGGTGCAGAAATGACAGCAACTTTAGATGATAAAGGTGGTGTCAAAGATCTTATCGTATTAAATCCTGGTGGTGGATATCCATACTTTGATGGATCTGTATCAAATTCAGAATATGTACCTACAGATGAAAATGGAGATCCAAATTATGATAAGATTCCTGGAATTTATCCTGGAAATGAGTATTGGATAGGTATTATCACTGAGAATAATCCACCTGTGGTAACTAAAACTGGTGGTGGTTATGATGAGAGTTGTGCTCTTATTGTAGAACCAGGAGACAATGAAGTTAATGAGGTAGTTTTACCACAATTAAAACCAATTATTCAAGACGGATTCTTAGTTGGAATAGAAGTTGTCAGAGAGGGATTTGGATTTACTGATCTACCGAAAATCTACATGTCTTGTGGTAGTGGCGTTGGTTTAGGTTCTCAAAGAAGAGCAGTAATTAGACCTGTCTTGAAATTTATTCCAAGAAAAGATTCTAAAGATTACCTTAACAATTATGATGAATTTAGAACTATTATTGACTGTGTGGGTCATCCAGGAGATTAATTATGGCACATGATTTAGACACATCCAAACTGGATCCCAAAACAAAAGAAGCAACTAAAAAGATAAAGGATAATAATACTCAAGGAAAGAGTACCTATCCTCATAACAAACAAAAAACTACCACTATTGGTCACAAGTGGGAGATGAACGAAACTGAGGGTAATGAGTATATTAACCTCAGACATGGATTGACTGGAGCATACATTAAAATGTTTGCTAATGGTGATGTCCAAGTTCACTCACCAGTACGAGATGTTAATGTCATTGCTGCAAGACATGTTAACGTCAAGGCAGGATCAAAGGTAGATGCTAAGCAAAAAGATCTTAGTGATCGACTTTGTATCAATGTTGTTGGCAATGCTCACCTTTTAGTAGAGGGTGATATGCATCAGCATGTTAAAGGTGACAAGTTTGAGACCGTTGATGGGACATATACCCTTAACGTTAAGAACAGATATATTATAAACGCTAACGATCTTGGTGTAAAATGTCTAGGTACATACCAAGTAGAAGCAAACAAATGCACAAACAGTGGTCAAAATGTTGAAACTAATGTTATGGGTGGTGCAGTCACCTTTAACTATGCTGGTGGATTTGTCATTAATACATTGACACCAGGATCTACAATCAGTTTTAATGGTGCAGGTAACTTTGAGGTTAATGTTGCTGCTGACATTATGTTTAATGCTGGTGGTAAAGAAATCCACAATATTGCTGGTGTCAGTCCAACGGGTGGCGTCAGTCCTGTAACACCTGCATTTGCCGTCACAACCGCTCTTGGTGGTATTAGTTTGAATGCATTGGTTGGTGTCGGTAATTTCTTCGCAGGTGGTCCATACCTCGATGTGGACTGCCTCACTGGGGTCTATCTCAACTAGGGGGTTGACAAAGACCAACGCCCGTGGTATACTTCATTTGTTCAACACACATACATCATGTTTACTGACGAATACGTCGCTCTTGTGACTGTTAACATTCCTTCTAGGAAGTTCATTCTGACTTCTGAGAGGGGCAACCAAAAGGTTGTTGCATGTGAAACCCCAGATCAATTCCAAGCAGTTTTGGAAATTGTACGTGCTAATCATGAGCATCTAGAAATCTCTTATGATTTCTGATTTGGGTTCTTTTTAGGGAGCGTGACGGAATCGGTAGACGTATCGGACTTAAAATCCGCTGATGGCAACATCGTGGGGGTTCAAGTCCCCCCGCTCCTACTTAAAAAGGCAATGTTTAAAGTTAGATGCGATTATCGGTACATTAATTACATAGGAATTGTTCTTGTTTATTTTCTGAATGGAATGCCCTTCGTTTATGATGACATTACAGAAGCAGAGAAAGAAGATCCCTATGTAAAGGCAATCGCGGAGCATGAGTATTCTCTCGATGTCGAACAGTTGACAAAAAACAGTGAATACCTTATGATGGAAGAACTTCATCCAATGTTATTTCCTGTCGAATTAGACGAAGTTTCTGTTTTACCACCTGTATGATAACAAACGTTTTTTCACCATTTTTCTTCACTACACAGTTAAAGGGACATTCAGAATATAAAAAAGATATTATTCCTATTATTTTTGAAAAGTATTTTGAAAAGAATGGAACTAATACTGAGGGTGAGTGGGGATGTGATTGCTTTACCACGTTTTTTGATAGGGACTTTGCTGTTCATGAACCACTTAAGAATGAACTTCAATTAGTGGTTCGTAAGATGTTTGAAGAACTTGATATGAAACCTTATGCATATACCGTTGAACAAATGTGGTTTAATGCATATGGTGCAAAGCAATCTCAAGAAGTTCACTGTCATACTGGACCTTCATTTTCTGGAATTTATTATTTGTTATATGAGGAAGGAGTTCATAAACCAACTACGTTTATGAATCCTATTAGGTGGGGAGAATCAAAACGACATAATCGATTTTGGACTCCAGAACTTTGGAATAGTCAAAGTTTGTACCATCATTATCATGAACCAGAGGTTAAAGAAGGTGATGTGATTATGTTCCCCTCAGAAATGGATCATTATGTTCAACCTTTCTTCAATTCAAACACATTAAGAATGACATGTTCATTCAATGTGTTTACATATAGTGAGGCAGAAGTTAAAATGCTTGCTGGACATACTGCAAGTGTTCCAGATGTAAAACCAGCATCTAAAGGATTTGCATGAGACCCTTATCTGAATATGAATTTGGTGGGAGACCTGTAACAGGCATACATCTTCTTCTACTCATAAGTGAGATGGAAGGTACTTACCAACATCTCAAATACATGGGGTTTGAAGAAGATATGAATGTGCTTGACAAAATGAAAAAAAGGTACTATAGTATGTACTTCAAAGTTTCTAAAGAAGAAAAGAACCGCCAAACTAGCTCAGATGGATAGAGCAGGTCTTTTGTAAAGATCAGGTCGCAGGTTCAAGTCCTGTGTTTGGCTTAACGGGTTGGCGACACCCGTGCTCACATCTCCGAGAGAACAAAGAATCGGAACAACAACCCATGTGAGAGAAAGGTGGGATCCCTTTCGGTGCTACCGCTGTGGGACGCTGCAGCGGTTATTTTCAATCCTCTATAGCTCAGTTGGTAGAGCAGGTGACTGTTAATCACCCTGTCCCTGGTTCGAGTCCAGGTGGAGGAGTTCTAAATAGTAAAAAAACTATGTACAACGATCTAAACGAATTTGACAAAGCAGTATATGACTTTGGAAAAAAGGTTGAGATGATTTGTGCCATGGAATTTGCTGGTAAGTTAGATGCGGAGTGTGCTTACCAGAATATTAAATACGAGTTAAAAGTCCTGAAGAAGGTTCGTAAAGAATATAAATAACTCAAGAATAGATCCGTGTCATATTAGGACAATTTAATGGCATTAACACGACTTCAAAACATCATTTCATCAGTTGAAGGTAGAATCCTTTACGTCAATCCTGATGACTTTGATGCAACAGATGCAATTGATAATAAAGGCAATTCGCCTATCAGACCTTTCAAGACAATTGCACGTGCAGTTCTTGAAGTAGCAAGATATTCTTATGTCAGTGCGGGTAACGCTGATGATAAGTTTGACCAATTTACAATTCTTCTTTACCCTGGTGATCACATTGTTGACAACCGTCCTGGTTCTTATGCATATAAGTTAGATGGTAGTAATAATATCGTTCCTAACGTAAATACTCAGTTTACTGAACTTGCTTCTGAAGGTAACCTTGGATGGAGTAATTCTACTAAACAGTATGGAGAATTATTCAAGATCGTCAACTCAACTAGAGGTGGTCTGATTATCCCTAGGGGTGTATCTATTATTGGTCTTGATCTTAGAAAAACAAAACTCAGACCTAAGTATATTCCTGGTGGTGGTAATAATACTGCAGCAACTAGCGTTGAAGTTAACTTTGATGTAAATACAACCAACAGAACACAGATTACAATTAACAGTACATCAGGTGGTGACACTGGTACAGTTAATGACATCTATGTTGGTGCAGAGTTTAGAACAGGTATTCAAGATGCTAATGGTAACAACCTGATTGAACCTGGTACAACAGTTACTTCATTTGAAACTTCTCTTGGTGGTCAGACATTTAATGTCAATATTTCTAAACCACACGCATATCAGTCAAATACTAGTGGTGTTCAAGGAACACTTAAAGTTCCTTTTGAGGATGACAATACAAGAACTGCTCTCTTCAGAATTACTGGTGGATGTTATTTCTGGCAGTTTAGTATCTTTGATGGTGATCCTAATGGTGTATACAATGCAAGTCCAGTAGTACCTGTTGTTCATGATCCTAATGATGGTACTCAATGGGGAGATGTTGTATCTCCATTCTTTAGTCATACAAAACTGACTATTTTTGAATATGCTTCACTGCATGATCTTCATGTATTCTATAGAAGAATCTCTGATGCAGTTACTCTTATTAACTCTGAAAAGATTGAACCTAAGATTCAAGAGAACAGAATTGTTGGTCCTCTTGCCGATAGTGTTCAGATAACAAAGGTACAAAGAAATGCAACAACAGTAACTGTAACTCTTGCAGAAGAGTTGAACCTTACTGCTGGAAACTTTGTTTCTATTAAAGGTGAGGGTAACTTCATTACAGGAAGTCCTAACACCAATGGATTCTACTCTGGTGAGAAGCAAGTATCTTCTGTCATTAGTAGAAGTGAGTTTACATATATTATCACCCCAACCGAAGCACAAGGTCTTGATGTATATGAGACAGATGCTGATGGTGATCCTATTAATGGAACTCAAATCACCTATCAAGCAACTGTTGGTGCCAGTGCTAAGGTAGAGATTGAGATTGATACAGTAGAATCTGCATCTCCATACATCTTTAATATCTCACTGCGTTCTACTTATGGAGCGTGTGGTATGCACGCTGATGGATCTAGGGCAACTGGATTCAAGTCAATGGTCGTAGCTCAATATACTGGAATCTCTCTTCAAAAAGAAGATAGTGCATTCTATGTTTATGATTCTACTGCCAATCCCCCTGTATATGCTGCTGCTGGACAAGGTGGTCACACAAATATCAATTCGATCTATAAACCAGAGGCAAGAAGTTTCCACGTCAAAGCATCTAACCGTGCTGTAATTCAGGCAGTTTCTGTCTTCGCCGTTGGTTTTGCTGATCACTTCATCGCTGAAGATGGGGGTGACATGAGCATCACCAACTCGAACTCCAACTTTGGTTCAAATTCGATGAGATCCATCGGATTTAGTGATGTTGCATTTAATAAAGATGCTCTTGGTGAGATTACACATATCATTCCACCAAGAAATATTGAATCTGCACCTACTAATATTTACTGGGAATCTCTTGATGCTGTAAAAACACAACAAGCAGCAAGTAACACTAGATTATACATCAACGGAAGAACATCAGAACTTGAAATTAGTGCCCCTGGTAGTTTGTTTACTGGTGGTAACTATGAAGCACGTTTAAATGGTGTTGCACTTGGTAAAAATCTTACAGTCACCGTTCAAAATGGTGAAGTTGTAACTGCAACATTCCAAAACCAAGATTATGGTAATCTCCAACCTGGAGATAAAGTAACTATTGAATCTCCTACCACAGGTGGTCTTCCTGCTGAAATCACTGTTGGTGGATCGTTAACCTCAAATGCAGGTGAGTTTAGGATTGGATATAAATCACTTGACAAGAATGGTGCTGCTGAGAATGAACTTTTATATGTTCCTCTGTTTGAACTTGCTGGATCTACTGAGCAAACCGTTCAATCAGCACGTATCGATAAGGATGCAACTACACAAAGAGTATTTGAATATGACTATACTCTCAACAACTGGTATATCAGAGTAAGTAGTTCCTTTAATGATATCTACAGTGTATTATCTACTAATACTACGAGATATGGTCCTTCACTAATTACAAACACACCTACCTCTTATATTACCAGATTGGTAGATGAGAGAATTGATGATGATAAAATCTTTAGATTGCGTTATGTTACCCGTCGTGGAGATGACGGCACTCTTCCATCATTCCCTCAAGCAGGTTATGTTATCCAACCTAAGAAGGGTCAGGTAAGAGGTATTGGTGATAGATTTACTGATGCTGCAAACCTGTTACTCCTGAATAAGGAGACCATGGCAACAGATGTTGTAAGTAGATATAAGACATACGTTGGTGGTGGACAACTCCCTAATACAGACGCTGATGCAACTGCAAGTTGTGAAGAGGATATTATTAAAATTATTGAAACTGTTGCATATGACCTGAGATATGGTGGTAACGCTAGAACTTATGATGGTGCAGCATACTATGCTGTAGGTGGTCTTGCTGCTGGTGCAACAGGTATTCAGGGCGAGAGAGATGAAACTGTAGCAATTATTAACTCTGTTTCTGCACTGAATGGTGGATCTGACTTGTTTGATGGTCTTAAGGTGATGTTTAACAACGTCATTAATAATGGCGTTACTGGAACAGATGCAAATGGTATTGCTGTTAATGCTCAAGTTTGGGGTAATTCACCAGGAAACTTGACTCCTGAGTATATTACTGGTGAAGAGCAGTTAACAAACACAACTGGTGGTTGTACTAATGTTGTTAGTGCTGCAAATACTCTGTTAAACATCTATACTACAGCACTTGGTAGTGATGCAACTCCAGGTACTCTTGGTAGTGTTACTAGAGTAACTTATGATTCTGCTAGACCATCTGAGCAAGAAGGTTCTGACTTCTTTAACATTTACGATAGAATTTCTGGTCAAGAGTACAATGAAGTATACTACATCTATGAAGTAGAAGAAGAGCAAGCATTCGCTTATGATTCTGTTAATCAAATTGAAACTCCTGGAATCTACTACTTGACAGTTCTGAAAGGATCTGTTTATATCAATGGTAGTCCAAGTGAAAGTGATGCTGTTCTTGCAAACAATACATTCAGATTTAGTCAAGAGATTGATGATCTGTATCCACAAATTGATATTGATAATGTCGTTAGTGATCCTATCATTGCAAAGAGTATTGCTGATCCACAAATAATTGGTCGTGTTAAAACTCAAGATGGTACAAATTCCAATTATAATATTCCAGTTGATAGAACATTTAGTATTACTAAAGAATCTCTGGCGTATTTCTTTGATGAGTATCTTAATAATGAAGTAGAATGGGATTGGGATGGTGTTGGTGACAATACTGTTACTCATAGAAGAATTGAAAACCCAACTGATGGAACTAGTAATGGTGTTTCTCTCACCACGTTATCTTCAAGAAGTGGTGATACAGAAGTAAGAAAGATTGATCTTAATCCTGGTGAATCTGGTTGGAAAATTGAAGTAGAACTTCGTAGACCATCTACTATCAGATCTGGTAACCATACGTTTGAATATGTTGGTTTCGGTCCTGGTAACTACTCAACTGCGTTCCCAATTAGACAGACCAAAGTTCTTACAGCAGAAGAGCAGAAGTACTCACAGTCACTTAAGGAAGCAGGTGGTATTGCATTCTATTCTGGTCTTAACTCTAACGGTGACCTTTACATTGGTAATACAGTTATTAACGCTGTTACTGGTAAGACCACCAATAATGAAATTAATGAACTAACAACTCTTACTATCAGAAATAATCTGAATGTACTTGGTGGAACTGGAAACAGCATTGCGTCTAACTTCCAGGGACCAATTAACTTTATTGGTAATGTTAATGCTGATGGTGGAGAATATGTATTCTCTAATATCCAGTTAAGAAACTCTGCTGGATTTATTTCTAAGTTTACTAACGGAACTGTAGCAAATCTTCCAACAACAGATCTTACAAAGAGTGACATTCAATTTAATTTGAATCCAGTTGATGGTGGATCTGTTGGTCACGTATATTCTGATGATAATGAGTGGAGACCATTTGGTCTGATTGGAACTGAAGATTTACATGTTTATAAGAGCACTAATGCTAATAGTGGACATGTTCTGAATGTTGGTAATGCTATCGGTACTGCTGGCACTCAATATAACGATAACTTTGATCTTGATGTAACTGGTCGTCAAAGAATTTCAGAATGTCTTGTTATTGGAAATACTGTTAGTGATAGTAACTTTGAAGGTTTAATCTCTGACTCTGGTCATAAAGGATCTCTGCTCTTGAATCCAGATTGGACCGCTGAGTCCAATGTTGATAAGTTTGGTATGGTTATCAAACTGCAGAATCAAGGTAATGGTAAATATGTTGATTTTAGAAGTGCAACTGGAACATCTCAATTCAATGTTGATCAAGATGGTAATGTAAGTATTCCAGCAAATGCTAGTTATGGTAATGCTTCTAAAGCATGGTCAGTAACTTTGACAGTGGTAGCAAGTGGAGTTACTGCTGGAACTAATAATATTATCTTTAGTCCAACAGGTGGAAACTTCTTCCAGAGTAATCCAATTAATCAGTATCAAGGTACTTCTATCTTAGGAAGTCAGCATACTCCTGCAGGATTTGTTTGGGTATCTAATGATCCTCTTGACTCAAAGATCTTCTATGGTTCTCCTGGAGAGTTGGGTCAGTATAAAGGTAAATCTAATTCTGTAATGATTTTTGTTAATGGTGTTATGCAAGATCCATTTGTTGACTCTCACCTTGCCTCTAATGGACTGCTATATTTTACTGGACAACCACAACCAGGAGACACTATTACTATTCGTGGTTTCGCTACGTAATAAATAAAATATAGGGAAAAACCAAAGTAAATGGCATTAACCAGAATTACATCAAATGTTATCAAAGATAACACGATTGAAGAAGGTAAGTTTAACAAACCTTACCTTGATTCTTCTAATGCAGATACGGCGCAGCAGGCGATTACATTTCAATCTGATTTAACCATTCAGGTTGGTGCAGGTCCAACATATTTCTCTGCTAGTAATAACTTAGTAACTTTAACTGGAACTAATTCAGCATCTGCAATTCTAAGTTTATCTGTTGGTGGATTAAGTTTAGGTGATGGTGACATCAATCTAACAGGTACTCATAAAGTACAATCACCTTTTTTAGATGTTGGTAATGGGACAAGCACCACACCTGGATTATTTTTCGGGGGCGAGACCAGCACAGGTTTCTATAGGACTACAACTCCTACAGAATCTGTAAATCTTGCTCTACAGGGATCTGATCTTTTATCATTACAACCAACAGAATTTAAGTTTGGTACTAACAATCTTCAGATTCTTACTAACGCTGCTAATACATACACACAACTTGCTGGGTATGACACGGCGAGTGGTGCAATTGAGTTTGGTGGTGCCAATGAAAGTGTAGAGATCAAGGTAAAGAATGCCACAGTAATTGATGTAAGATCTGAAGATGCTCTTGGTAATTCGTATACCAACAATGAGAATCGTGTTGGTATCAATACCCAGGCACCAGCAGCGACTCTGGATGTTAATGGAACAATTAGAGCAACTAGTTTCCAGGGACCAAGTGGTGCTATTTCAGCAGATGATCTTCCTGTAATTCCAATTAATAAAGGTGGTACTAATACCACAACGATTGGTACACCAACTCAACTTCTTCGTGTTAATGAGAATGGTGATGGTTTTGAATACTTTGACCAGTCAACTGGTGACCCTAACAATTTAAAATCTTTTGGTGTTGCTGGTGATGGTAATATCTATACTGTAACCACTAGAGATAATAATGCTGGTCAAGTTCGCTTAAAAGTTTCAGATGCAGCAACCTTTGTTGTTGATCATGAGGTTAAGGTATTTGGTATTAATACAACAAACTATAACGCATATGATGTAGATGGTGGTAGTGGAACTTTCTTTGATAACTGGAGTAGTGACATTGATGGAGAATCGCTGAATTTAATTGCAGCACAGGGTCCATCTGGAGGAACAGTTCAATATACTTATTATGCTTGCTTGATGAATACTGTTACTGGTGTCATCTCTACTCCTAAGAAACTTAAGCATAGTGGACCTCAAACTCAAGAGTATGTTGTAAATTATCCATTAGGCACTTTCAACGATCAGATTTACAACTCTGTTCCTCTTAGGAGACCAGTTACTGGTGCTAATCATGCAATTCTTCTGTATAGGTACGTCAATTATGGAAGCACTAACGTTCCTGAATATGATAGGAATGAAACTTTAATTCCTAATCATAACGATAATGTCAATCTGATTGCAATTATTGGCAATAGAGATATTGGTGCTGTTACAACTTCTCAGTGGGTATACAACGATTACGGTCCATACCAAAGAACGAGTTGGGGTGATTTCAATACAGATGGAACATATAATCAAAATTTCCAGAAAGTAGGCAACATTCCTTGCTCACTCCCGATTTCAAATATTACTCAGAGAAAAGCACGTCCAGGTTGGGCATATAGAACTGTTACTGCTGTAGATTATGTAAATGATAAGATTACCATTTCTAATCCTGCTTCCAATCAAAGTCCAACAACTGACACTACAGACACTGCAGTTCTTTCGTCATTAGATTTAAATGGATTTGATGGAAACAATAAAGGATTCTTTAATTCTGTTCAAATCTGTCATGATGACACAGTTCCTTTACAAACTGCAATTGACCAGCAAGAATCTCTAGGATTGAATTCTCTTTATGTTATTGGTGGAACATATTTAGTAAGAAGATTAAATATTCCTGCCGATTTCTCATTCCTTGGATCTGGTAAAGCAACAATTATTAAAAAACAATTCTTTGATACAGAGTATCAGAAAACTGCTGGTGCTGTAGAATTTTCAAGATTCTATTGCTCACTGTTCTTGAGAGATCCTGGTTCATCTGTTAGTGTTTCACAACCAATTAAAAATGTTACTGTAAGAGATATGGTTATCGATGGTAACTATAACTCTCAGACAAGATTGGGACTTAACACTACACCTCAAGCAAACGCTTTGATTTACTGTGAAGATATTGAGAATGCAAGTTTTTCTAGTTTAGATGTTAAGAACTCTGTTGGTGATGGCATCTATGCTAAAGGTGCAAAGAGAATGTCATTACAAAATTGCACTGTATTTGACAACTCAATTACATATCTTACCTTTGATAATCCGTTACAAGCAACAAATGCAGAGGTATTAAGAGCATCCAACTGTGCATTCCTTGCAACCCCTGGTCCAGTTGATATCACAACGTCAGAAGTTGTTGCATTTAACTCATGTATTATTAGAAATTGTGGAACTGGAATTAGAATTTATGGTGCTAGAAGTGCAAACACTGAAAACAACTTAGTTCTTGGTCCAGATGATGAATGGATTCCAACTGAGGATATTTACGATAGTGATTATAACTCAGTAAATATCACTGTTGATAAAACAACTGGTACAGGAACTGGTGGAGACGTTAAGTTTACCTTTGTTGAAGATAACCTCGCAAAGGATATGACTAATACAACCGTATCTGCTAAGGTTTATAAGATCATTGTTGATACTAATGGTAATGAAACTATTGTAGGTGAGGTTACTTATAGACAGGATGGACTTCCAACTAATCCAGAGATTTCTGTTCTTTCTTCGAGTGTTTTTGATGCAGAAAATGGTGGAGTTCAAATTAAGGTTGTATCTGGAATTGATGCACAAGGAAATTATGAGATCTTCCCAGCAACTAATACACAAGCAGTTCATTCTATTCCATATAGAACGACACTGACTGCTGGAACTATTAACACTAATTACAATTATCTTGCATATAGTGTTGTTGGTCAAGAATCATTAGCAATTGGATCTGCTGATGAATATATCATTGATGGTGTAATTGGATACAATTCAACCAAGCAACAATATGAAATTAAGATTGACACTGAAAATGTTTCTGACTTTGCCGTTGGTGACATTGTTACTCTTAAAGAACATAACACAGGATATTCGTTACCAGCGAATCTAACTGTTACTGACTTTGGGTTTGCTCAACAGTCATTTACATTAATCCTATCATTTACTGGAGGATTTAATTCTTATCATGATCAATTGAATAGTTCCAATGGTTGGGATAGTCAGGCACAAACTTTGAGTGTTGACGCTACCGCCAGAGGATATATAGAAAAGAAAAGATCATTCACAATCGCAAAAGGTATCATCGGAGTCGTTTAATCCATGCCATCAAATACTAATGTAAACAATAACTCTGCCGTTGTTGTTGTCGGCAGAACTGCTCCAGTACCAACTGGTCAGCAATCAGCGGCAAAATCAATTCCAGTCGTTGTCGCCTCTGACCAGGAAGCGATTCCAGTTGAGGAACAGAATAAGCAACAATCGGAAGTTGCCCTATCTCTGCTTGGTATTCCTAGATCAGAAGTTGCTCTGGGTATCTTTGCAGACGTTAACACCTATGATGTTAACCCATCTGAATGGTCAGCAGAACCAGTTCAGTTAAGAACTGTCTTAGCAAATGAGCGTGATGATTTTACTGGATTCCTTGGTGATCAGGATTGGGGATTAAGTCATGTGCCTGCAGAAGCAGGAGCACTTATTGAAGCACCTGCTACTGAGTTTGCAGTCCTTACCTCAAAGAGATTCTTCAGATATCAACCAGGTCGTGTATCTGCTGGTACGTTTGGTGTTAAGTTTGGTCGTTCTCCGATCACTTCAATTACATCAAATGGTGATTTTCCAACTGGAACTAACCAGCAAGATTATATGCTGTCCATTAAGGATCACCAGGTACGTCACCCATCAATTAAGAAGTATGGTGTATTTGATAACTTTGATGGTTACTACTATGAGAGTATTAACGAAAGTATTGGTGATAACTTCTGCTGTGTAAGAAGAACACAATCACTGATTCAACAGAAGTCACAATACTTCTTCTTCGATCCTAATAATCCAAACAATCCTAAGCAATATGCAGACAAACAGTATGATGACTATGGTAACTTTGAGATCCCAGGTATTTACTACAAGTATCATGGAGATTCTGTTATCCTGCGTGATGGATTAGTTAATATCCATGCAGGTCTGTTTGATCCTTCTCTCCTCAAAGAAAAGAGAGAGATTGATATTGCACAAATCAATGGTAATACTAGCGGTGGAGAAATTATTCTCGACACTGTTGAGTATGACATCGCTGATTTTACTTACAATAATGTAACTGGTAGAGCAACTGTTACTACTGTTGGTGATCATGGATTTAAAGATGGTGATAGTGTTACTCTGAAAGACATTATGCTTTCATGTAATACTGGTCAGAAATTATATCCTAATAAGTATTCTAGAAAGCACTTCAAAGTAGAAAGTGTATCCAGTAATGAAATTGTTGTTCATGTTGGTATCTCCAACTTTGATGGTCAAGGTCCATTCACATCTGATGCAGGTCTTTCTGGAGGAAAGGTAGAGCAAACATCTGTTACTGAAACAACACTTACTCTTGAGGATGTATCTAAGGTTGTAAATTCTGGTGGATCAGCTGGATCTGATGTTGTACAACTCCAACTCACATTTGATGGAGATCATGGAGTAATAGAAGGTGATTATATTCGTCTTAATGATATTAACTGGGACAATGGTGGATCTCCTTTAGAATGGCCACAAGCATCAAATACTAATCACCAACACATCTTCCAAGTAAGAAGAGTTATTAACAGCGAACAACTTGTAATTCTTATTGGTGATGCAGCATTCTCAGGTCTTCCTGACGCTGCTACCTTTGACAATGTTACTGGTGCTGTTGCAACCAGAATTAATAGCAGAGTTTATGCAAGTGCAAATAGTATCAATGCTGTAAGTTATGTACCTGCAACAGGTAAAATGACTATTAACTTTGGTAGTAACGCTGCTGCTCTTGGTTATGTAACAGGTCAAACCATTCGCATTTCAGATATTGAAACTTCATGTAGTTATAACAAGGCACAAGGAGCAGGGTCTCATACACTTGCAAAACCTTCTAAAACTTATCCTGCTAAAGATGACGAAGATACTTTCCCAATTAGCAATGTTACTAGCAATAGTTTCACGTTTGAGTTGTTCCAATCAACCATCGTTCATACCTATCGAGGTGGTGGTAGAGTAACTAACTTAGGTCTTAGAAAGGGTTCCTCTGTATACTATTATAAGAATGGTCAAAACACTAATGGTGTTGATGGTGGTATTTACTACGTCCATGATATTATTGGACCAAAAGTAAAACTCACACTATGTCCAACTAATGGTGATAATACTTCACCATTTAGTGCTTCTAAGTTAGTACCGTTTGAGTTCAATACTAATGCAAGTTCTGATAATTATAAGTTAACTCCAACCACTGGAACAACTTATGATGCAACCACTGGTATCATGTCGATTACGACAACTGCTGCTCATGGATTAGTAACTGGTGATAAAGTTAGATTTGATGATTTCTCATTAGGATTTACTTGTACTCTTGGTAGTGGGACTAAGTATTATCCAAGACCTAGTAACGCTAATCCTGCCGCTGGTCTGAGTCCTCTTGACCCACTGCAAGGTAAGAATATTGCTGTAACTGTTACTTCAACTACAACATTTGAAGTACAAGTTCTGGCAGTTGTCCCTTCTTCTAATACAACTGTACATACCTTCGTTTATGGTTCTACTGCTAGTATTACTGTAGAGAAGTCAAGACCTTATCTGATTACACCAGCACCATTTATTCTTCCTGATACAGTTGATAATCAGTATAATGGTACATTTAACTCTGCTGAACCTGATGACTTTGATTCTTGGACACTGAATGTATTCGGTGCATTCCCATATAGTTACACTTATGGTAACACAACGGTTGGTTACATCAAAACTGATGTTGCTGGATCAAGTCAACAGGATGCCTTACAACTTAAGAGTGAGATTGATTATGTAAATAATAATCTTCTGAAAGATTGGATTTACAACCATGTTAAACCAGAATACTGGAACGTATATGAGTACAGAGTACCACGTTCTAGATTCTCTGGTGAGAAGATTGATGGACAAGTTGATCAAGACGTTGTATACTCTGACGTAGTTTACTCTCAAGGATCTCAGAAGTTCCCTGGAGAAAATGTTCTTGACTCTGCAACTGGTTCTGGATTAACAAGATCTTCCAATTGGAATCTTAATCCTGAAAACGTTACCATGTACAAGATTGAATTCTCATGGTACGGCGCTGTTGGTGCTCTCTTCCTTGCATACGTCCCTCTGGACTCTGGAGAGGCACGCTGGGTACGTGTACACCACCTTAGAGCATCTAACCAGTTGAAGGTCTCCTCACTTGGTAATCCGACGCTTCCTATCACCTATATGGTATATGGTGGTGGTACTGAAAGATCTTATGGTTATGTAAACGCAACCAAGCAAGAAAATTATATTTCTGGATCAAATTCACGTTCGGAATTCCTTGTTAAGTATGGTGCTTCATACTACATTGATGGTGGTGACCGTGGTACAGTTAGATTGTTTAACTATGCTACGCCAACAACTGAGGATGTTTATGGATCTAAGTTAACATTTGGTATTGCCGCTAATAAAGATTATACTGATGGTTCTGACTCTGTTGGTAAATTAGCTAATGTACCTTATCTTGATCTGAGTGGAGCAACAGTTGCTGGAAGTAATAATCTGACTGTATCTGACTACACATTCTATATGGGTGCAACTGTTGTTACTCCTAATAGAGATCCTGGTATCAAAGTTGTATGGGTAGACAGTGCTAATGACAGAATTTATATTAACAGAACATTACCAACTGCTGCTGGTGGAACATACAATCTGATTCTCGACAGACCAAAAGTTCTTATTGGACTTAAGTGTAGAGAAGAAGTTAATAGTGTAAGAAACCGTATTCAGGTATATCCTACTAGATTGTCTATTGGTAACTCTGGTAATTTTGCAACCATCAAACTTGTTAAGAGTCCTGTATTCCAAACAGAGGATGTTGTTACTGGAACCTTTGAAACAACATATGATAAAGGTAATGCATTAAACATTGGATCTATTGGTAAACCAGTAGCACTTGATAGTACGTTAATTAGTAACCAAACTTTCTTAAATGAACTTGGTAAGACATTTGGATACTTTAGAGGATTCTACGATGGTGATGCTGGTAATGAAATTACTGTCTTTGGTACTCTTCAAAGAGATGCTAGTGGAGTATATCTCTTTAATTCTTATGAGAAGACCAATGTTAATCTTCTTATCTTTGGTGACTTCTTGAGATCGGGTGAGTTCTACGAACCAAACCCAACCTCACTTAGTATCCCATCAACATATGCTCCAACGGATACTCCTCTTGCTGCACTCTCTGCTATTTCTATTAGCACTGAGCAAAGAACACCTATTCCAGGCACTGGTCAGCAAATCACAACGCTGTATACTCCTAGTAGCAGTGGCGAACAATTTGAGTTGCAACAATTCTTTGATTATAACAAGGATTATCTCTCATTCCCATTAACGAATGAAATTGAAACCCTATTTGTACTCGGTTCTGAGAACAATACATATAATAGTGGAAATCCTGCAACTACGATTACTGCCGCTGTTACCTGGGAGGAACAATAATAAATGTCGGGAAACGAATTTGACGTAAAGATCGGTTATAATAAAAGAGCTGCTGCTACCAGAGATCTGACAACCACCCTCCAAGATATTGAGGGTGTACAACTTACAGATGAAACTGGGGCAGATCTTATTACCGAGGTTGAAGGATTTGTTGTTTCTGAATTGACCTCAGAGAAGGCATTATCGATTGGACTGCCAACAGAAAAAAGAGTAGTTAATAAATTCTTCTCTTTTCTTTTTGGTGGTTCATTTGAGACCAAGAGAAGAGTACTTGATTCTGAAGGAAACATTCAAGTTGAATCATTTATCAGAATTACTGATCCAGATCCAACCTGGAAGTTTATCCAAAGGGGTTTTAAGATTGATGCTGCTACCTCTGACCCACAGTTTGAGGCAGATGGCGTTACTATTAAAGGGAATGCGTTTGAGTCATTTGTAGTTAAGAATGTTATTGAAGAAGGTAATGTAGGACCGAATGGAGAATTTGTTGTAAGGTTTGATCTTGAAAGTGATCCAAAATTTGATGATGATAGTCCTGGCAGACAACCTATTACTTACGTCAGGAGATTAGTAACTAAAGAAAGAACTGGTGTTCTTCCTATTGCAGAACAATTTGCTGCTACATCTGAGGTTAGTACTAGTTTACTTGGTATTGATCGTGCAGAGACCCAATTAGGATTGTTCTCTAATGTATCAACATATGGATTTGATACAGATTCTTTTGTATTTTATACAGATAATCCTAGGAATGGTCCTCGTGTATGGGTCTATAGACAGAGTGCTTCAGGAGAATTTCATTATCCAGCACAAATTGAAGAGATTAAAAACGAGGGTGCATTAAGAATTGGATCTTATCCTGTCCCATATAACTTTCCTTATCCACCACTCTCACAAAATATTATTAATAATGTAGACGTTGCTGGTTTGTTCAATGCAACTAGTTGGGCAAAATGGCAAAACTGGTTGAAATTAGGCAAAACATTGTATGAGTATTATGTTGGTAGAAGAGATCAGCAAGTAGTTTCTTCTGATCCGAACTCAAACTATGTAAAGTATGATGTCCTAAGTAAGAAATTTCTCCCTGCAATTAATATTTGGGATGATGATACTCACTATAATAGTATAAACTTTGGTAAGAATCAAGATGCATACTATTTCCAGATATCAATTTGGACTGAAACTTGGCATAATATTCAGAAATCAGTATTACTTGACCCTGTATCTGGTCAACCAATTAACTTTACATTTTTAGATACTATTGCATTAATGTTGAGAGGCACTGGTACTACGCTTGGTCTTAATGAGGGTAGTGTTGAAAGTGCAGGTGGTGTTGGACCTAATAGAATTCTTAATCCATTTGAAGAGACCTGGATCAACACTCCATGGGCAGATAGTTCTGTATCTGGTGGTGAACCTGATCTGGTAGATTTTCGACCAGGATATGGTCCAACTGGTGGACACTTTGCACTGCTACAATCTAGACAGGCATTTAGATATCAACCTGGTCGTATCAGTGGTTATACCTTTGGTACAAGAGCAACATTAGAAAAGAACCAGGGTGATAACTACGCAGAATGGGGTATCTTCAATGACTTTGATGAATATGTATTCAGAAGAGAGGGTGCCAACTTCTTCATTGTAAGAAGATCTAACATTAAATATCCAGTATCATTCTTGAAAGAAATTGGTGCGGTTGATGAACTGGGAAATGAAGATCCAGAAATCGTCACCAATTACACTAAAACAATTGCTGGTAAATCTTATAATATGCAGGAAGTTAAACTTGGAAGAGAGAAGTTTAACGGTGATAGTTTGAATGGTAATGGTCCTAGTGGATATCTGTTGACAACAGATGAAATCACGATGTACAAAATTGAGTTTGGTTGGTATGGTGCTATTGGTCTTAGATTATATGCATATGTACCTGTAGAAAATGGTAAGGCACGTTGGATCGTTGTTCATACCTTTGTTATTGAAAATAAACTGAATGTCCCATCAATGGGAGATCCATTCTTTAAATTTAAGTATGAAGTGAGAATTGGATCTGGTCAAGGTGCTGACCTTACTGAACCTCAACTTCTTTATAAGTATGGTACGTCGATGTATATTGATGGTGGTGATGAAGGTACAGTAAGTGTGTTTACTGAAACTTCTGATCCTAAACTTCTGCCATCATCTGGAGAGTTTACTTCTATTTTTGGTGTATATCCCAAGAAGAATATTGTTAGTGGTGGTGGAGATCTGATTCCAAATAAAAAGATTATTATTCCTAAGCAGATGTCAATTACTGCAGATGGATTTGCTGAAATTAGTGTGTTTAAATGTCGTGGGTGTGTTGGTAGTCAGTTCTTATATCTTCCAAATGTACAGGCAGGAACATTTGGTGAAACTCGTAAACTGTTTAAAGCAAACATTAATGGACAGGATGAAACTGTCACCCTTGCACCAATTGAAATTACTGCATCTGCTGCAGGAACTACAAACGCTGTAACTACTACTGATAGTGATGTACAATATTTACGTCCAGGTGATTATCTTTTAGATACAGATATTAGTGGTGTTTTAGTCGCTGGTGCAGTGGCATCTAGAATTACTGCAATCAGTGAAAGTTCTGGTACGTACACTATTACTCTCGAAACTGGTGATGATCAGTCATTTGCTAATGGTGCAACTGTTGTATTCCAACCAACATTTATCACCACAGATACTGAAAGAGCATTGTATGGATTAGACCACAATGATTTTAATACCAAGATCATTTATCCTAATCTATACAACACATATCTTGGTAATATTAGATCTGGAGCACAGAATCAAACAGTTAATTTACTACAGTATATTGTATCCAATAAACATGAATTAATTACTGATAGAGTATTGAATCCTGCTAAAATTGTTCAGGATACTGTTAACTTTACTCCTGAAGATTTCTTTGGTAATCCAAACACAGATACATTTGATGTAAGATTGTCACAATTAAAAACTGTGGTTGCTTCACCAACTCCTGTATCTGGTCCCGTTGCGGCACTTAAATGGTTGAATGATTTTAATAGAGATGGACAACATAATGCTGATTGGAGAATGGGATTTACTCCAAACAAACCACTATTTGCTATTAATGGTGAACTTACTGGATGGGAAAGACCAAATGGTACAACAATTACTGAAGATAGAAATGGAACTCAAGTAAATGTGACTATCCTTCCTGAAGAAGAATATGTTTCATTAGATTGGCACCCATATCAAACTTCTTTAAGTTCCCTTGGTTTTGAATCTGGTGAAGATTGGGCAGCATTAATTAGACCATTTACCGTAGATTTTAGAATTGGAACTCCTCCTGGATCTAATAGTGGAAGATGTTCTGAAATGAGATTGAATAAGGAAGATCCAATCTCAGTATCAGTTACAGAAGTTCCTGCTGCAACTCTTCAAGCATTATCACCAAGTCAAACTGGTGGTGTTCCTCTTCAAAATTGGAGTGGATTCTCTACAGCATCAGAAATTGATAGTTATCTTGCGTCACATTCATTCTTCTTAACATCAACATCACCAATTATTGGTGGAGCACGTAGTCCAAAGGGTGGACAGTTGGCACTTAATAAGAATAATGTATTTGATACTAATTTTTATAATTCTAATGGTGTTGCACAAGATGCTAGATTTACTGATGTACAGATTTCTTATCAAACTGTAGACAATCAAGCAAATACAATTACGAACTATATTGTTCCAATCAATTTGAGTATTTACGGTTCTTTCACATCTGATGGAGTTACCCCAATTGTTCAAAATAATTCTGAGTTCTTAATTGCATACAATAAAGTTACTTTGAAAGCATGGTTCAGTGGTGGTGATAGATATGACTCACCTAATTCATATAGTACTGGACCTAGAAGTGATGGTATTTTTGAATTCAATGCATTCCCTCTATATCCATTTGCATTCATGAGAGATAAGGGTAAGTTGTTATCCCTTGAAGTTCATAATACTGACTTGTTAGGAAATATTAGCACATACAATCCAGAGTGGAAATATACTTTTAAAGATAGTAATCCTATGGTTACATATGATGCTGGAACTAATTTACAAACTGGACAAATTAATGCTAATGGTGTAGGTAGTAACAATCAAACACCAAATGGTATTGATGAACTTGTTCCAAGTGCATTTAGTCAAGTTACTAGATTATCATCTTCACAAATTGATAAGCAAGGTGAGTCACTGCTGAGACCAGGAGATAACCTAACGACCCTATATATTAATAACGAAACTAAAACCTTTGACTTGACTGATGTTTTTGGATTTGATAGGAAGGTGATTACTCCAGACATCGTAAATACTGAAGCAGTATTTTTTGTAGGGAGATCTCTTGCAAATCAACCTGTAGATATTCAAGTCAACTTAACTTACATAGAACAATTATAAGATATGTCGATTAGAAATCCAGTCCTATTTGGGTTAAAGGTTGCATTTAACTTCTCTGATGCTCGATCTAAAATTCAATGTCTGACCAACTTAGGGTTAGACATTAGGGATTTGAATGTAATTCGTGGTATCAATGAAAGTGTTGACAAACTCGATTTACAGAATGTATCTGGATTGGATGTCAATCTTACCAGGTATCTGGATCGCCTTAAAAGTGACACTGGATTGTACTCTGGAATCGTAAATGAACTTGGAGGGTATCAGTATACCCTACAGGGTAATTTGGAGGCGTTTGGACCCCTCTCAGGGGGTGCTGTGAGGTTTAAATACATACCCAATGATAAAGGTACAGGACTCACTAAAAATGATTTAAAATTCGGTGACATTTCTACCTCCAGGGTTAGTTCTTGGAGTGGATCATCATCTGATGAAACTGATGATGAGCAAGCAATTTCTTATGGTGCGTCTGTTCAGGTAAGAGGAACTGTTAAAGTAGGACAAAAAGGATCATTTACACCTGGTGCTACTGAGGCAACTATTAACGTATTAGATACACCAGAACCAATTAGATTTGCAACGGAAGTTGCTACAGATGTATTGGAAGTTGAATTGAATGGTAATACCAGGTACATCTATGCAATGCGTGGTATTCCTATCATCTTTACCACGGCATTTAAGAATGTCTCTATGGATTTTAAGTTCAATACAATCCCTAGTGGCAACCCTGTTTTTACGTTACAAGCAACTGATGGATCTGAGGCAGAGATTCAATCAACACCACCTGTATCTGGTGGTACATCTAGATTGAGATATAACGGACCATCATACAAAGAAAGATTTGTAAAAGTATATTATCCTCCTAATAATATTACTGGTATTACTGCTAAATCTCTGAACATTAGAGAGTTGCCAGCAGTTAAGTTCTTTGAGTTAACAGAAATTATAGTATCGGGTAATTTGATTGGTGAAATGCCTGATTGGAGAAGTATTACCTATGCTTATGATAGAGACGTAACAACTAATTCTCCTGAATCAAATCTGACAACTATTAATCTTTCAAGTAATCCACTCAATCAAACTGATGATGAGGATTTAGAGTTCTTTGGAACTAATGTTGTAGAAAGGTTACCAAAGAAACTTACAACTTATTATGGAAATGGAACTTATAACGCACATACTACATTCAAAACAATCAATGAGTCATGTGCTCTTGTAGTCACTCAAAGTGAGTATAATAGTATTTCAGTTGATCCAACAACTAAGCAAACATATAATTTTTCTCAAACTCTCACATCTGGTGCTAGTAATGTTACAACTCACATTGAGGGAATTTATTATGACAAACAGGTACACCCAATAACAGGTGCATATTATTTGTATATTAAAGAACCTGTAATTACCAAAGATTCTAGTTGGACTGCTGATAACCTTAAAACTGATGCTGAATGGAGAAATGCTTTTGCAGCCAATGGTATTAATAACTATGGTGAATATTTCTTACCATTAAATCTTGCAACTAGATGTCCTAATTTACAAACCTTCCAAATGAGAAATGCCTCAGGAAGAAGGATTTATAAAAACACAAATACTAGAGGACCATTACCATCTGGTGCTACAAAAAATATTGAATATCAAACCTCTCAAGAATATACACCAACTGTTGATCTAGAAACAATTAGGACTTATGATGTATATGATAATAACTATACTAAGTTATCTGATATCTTTGTCAATCCTGGATCATATATTTCTGGATCAAGCACGCTAAAAACTTTCAATGTCTCAGAGAATGAGGGTTTAAGTGAACCAGCAGATAGTATTAACTTCTCTAAGATGACAGCAATTAGTAGTATCAGCATTACTGATACTGCTTTACCTATTCCTTCTGGTCTTGCAGGAAACTCTTCATTAAGTAGTTTGAGTTGTAGTTACACCAGATTTCCAGTAAGATCTCAATCTAATCCTATTGCATACAATATTCAGCACCCAAGTGGTGGTTATGTAGATGCTAATGGTGATGGTAATCCAAGTAACGCTACAAATCATTTGTTTAATACAAAATGGCCAACGTTAGAATCGGAGTATGCACTGACGGGATGTTCTAGTTTAAGTTCATTATCATTCTATGCATCTAGATTGGATGGTATGATTCCAAAGTTTGTAGGAAATACAAATTTAAAATCTATCGATTTTAGATATACCTCTATTGAAGGTGGTAGACCTAAAGATCCATCTGGTAATCTTTCTGGTAGAAGATATGTAATGTGGGATGATACATTTGAAGATGCTCAAGGTATGACTACCATTAGAATTAGAAGTGCTAATTTAGGTAGAAATATTGGTATCTATGATCCTGCTACACAAACCTACAGTCAAGCAGCATTTCAAGGAAGTACATTCAATCTTCCATTACTTACAACTATTGAAATTGTTAGCACTAACAAACTACTTAGAGGCACCTTCTTTAACACTAGTGGTGCTCCTAACTTGGTTAAATTATATTCACCATCAAGTGGTTGGGGTTTAGATGTTCCAAATGGAGCACCAATACCATCATTTGGTAGTAATCCAAACCTTGAGCAAGTTAATTTAAGTGGCAACAACTTTAGTGGTAATATTGTACTAACAGGTGCAGGGAAGTTAAGAGAATTCTATGTTAATAGTAATATCATTCAAGGTGTTGATCTTAACAATTTCTCAGGACTAGGTAATCTTCAATACTTTATTGCTTCTAACAATCAAATGACGGGACAATTCCCGAACTTCAGTGTTGCTGCTCCAAACATTCAGTATATCTCTTTTGCAGATAATTTATATGGAACAGCAGGTGCTGTTGCTCCATTCACAGCAGGATTGTTTAGTCAATGTACTAGATTAAGATCTCTTGACTTGTCAAATAATAGTATGAACTCAGGAACTGTTGATGATATCTTACTTGAGATGGTATCAAATTACAATAACTCACCAAGGAGTGGTGTTGTAGTCAACCTTCAAGGTAATGCTGCACCATCACAGGTTATTGTTAGTACACCTACCACTACTACAACTGTTTCAATTGATTCGTTTACAGTATCACAACCTGATCCATTAAATCCACAGCAAACATTCTTTAAACCACAAGATTTTACTGAGGATCTTAAAACTGGTGTTAGTGGCAATCTTTCATTCAGCACCAAAATTAAGCAAGATGGTGTTGATATAACTAGTTTACTGAGTATTAATCATGCTGCTGATACCTTCTCTTATACAGGGGTAAGTTTCCCACCTGATGGTGCAACTATTGATATTGAAGTAACAACTGTTGAACAAGGATTTGAAACGACTTTAACAGGTGGTGTTGTAACTGCTCAACAATTAAGAAACGTAGGTTGGATCGTAAGGACTGCATAAATGGCTAATCAAGGTTTTGTACAATCATTAAATTTATTAGAAGTACCAGATGGTGCTGAATTAATCCAGAACCTCGCTGGAGGTACAGTTGATGCTGACATGAGATTGTTTGCTGGGTTATCAAGCAAGAGATCTCAATTATTTTGGGACAGATTTTATAATTCAGTAAATATTGCTAAGTCACCAACAACATTAACACAATCAACACAGTTTGAATGGGATACTGACTACAGTTATACTGATGAAGATATCATATCAGTAACTCCAATTAATCTTATCAAGGAAGTTGGAGCATCATTCGTTGGATTTGATGGTGATGGAGTATTAGTCAACAACTTGTCTGGTAGTTTTATTGCATTTGATAGGGGAGAAGGATATACTCCAGGCACATATAATTTAAACTTACAGGGTGGTAGTGGTCAAAATGCAACTGCAGAAATTATTGTTAATAATAATGGTCTTGTAGAATCAGTAGAAATTACTAATAGTGGTACTGGATATGCTAGAGGAGATACATTTACTGCTGCTATTCCAGGCAACGGAGTAGGATTCAATGTTAGAATTATTTCTAATCCTTGGAAAGTAATTATTATTGGTAACTTTGCATGGGACGTTGCTAATCTTAATACCAAACAATTATCAATTGAGGTTAACAATACCAGTTCAGCATTAGATGGTGATTATAATATAGATATCCCAGGAACTGGTGTTAATGCATGGCACCTCCCAACTAACAACACACTTCCAGCATTTGATATTAATAGAAAGATCTTTGCCGATACAAAGATTAGTAATAACTTAGATTTATACGATATTGATGGTGATGGAACATTTACCAGCACTGATGCTGATTTAATCTATGCTTGGGCAGATGCAAAACGCACTGGATCAACTGGTGAATCAGCAATTACGTCATATTTAAATAGCAACTCTCTGCCTGCAGGTGCTATTAGAAACAATACAACTAGAATTTACAATTACCTTCAAGGATTATCACCATTATTGTGGGATATAGATGGGACTGGATTTAGTGTCTATGAAAGTGGTAATACTGCTGCTGAGTTAACTAGATTCTATAATTACTTCACAGGTTATATCGGTGGTGGAAACTATCCATATCCAGCAGCATCTACATTATTATCACAGACACCAACTGCAACAACAGCAACTACAAAACATGCTATTGCTATTGAGTTCTTGGCAAATAGAGATCCTCAGTATGCCGTACCTGCAGAAGTAGAAGATGAGTATGAGAGACCATATTTTGTATTGAAATTCAATCAGAGTAATAGTAAGATAAATGCATTTGATAATTTTGTTGAGTATGGATCACAACAAACATGTACCACCAATCAAACTGACTGGATTAATAATGTTCAGGTAGGTTCATATAATTCAACTCTCAACTACAGAATTATTGATAAGTTCAGTACTACTGATTCTTCTCAGAACATTACATATTTTGTTGTTATTGTTACTGCTGGAACTGGTAAACCTGTTTCTCAAGCATTTGGTAGTAATCCAACACTTACACCAATCAACTCTGCACCAGTATTTGATTCATCACGTGAGTATGGTGTGTTTGACTCGAACTCAACTGATAAGTTTTTCCTAAGAACTAATCCTAGAAGTACAAGTGAAACTGCAAAGCAAATTATTACATTCTCAGAGAAGTATACGGTAAGCGATAGTGCATCTAATTACAATGGTGAGATTGTCAATGTAACTACATTGATTCCAGATATTATTATGGAGAGAGATGACTCTCTAACCACTGAGAACATTGAATTTTTAGAAGCACCTGTTATTGTTGATACTGGTGACAATGATTACGTTGGAACATTCGGTGCATTTAGTTATAATATTGAAGGATACTCAACAGAACTCAACAATATTACTGACAACGTAGATGAGTCAATTTACTTAAGAACTACAAAGTATAGAATTGACAGAAGTTTATATTATGTTAAAGAGATCACAGTCAATGGATTTATGACATCCTTTGACCCTGATGGATTCAACTCATCAGTTACAGATTTGACTGCTGAATTATCACCAGGTATCTACATCTCATCTTCAGCATCACAGATTACTAATCCATTAGCATCTGACTTTGCTAATAAGACAAGATCATTCTCTAGTGATTACAACCCATGGAAAGATGATGCAGTACCAAATGCACTGTCTACCACATCATTGGCAGTAAACATTAATGATTTGGTATGGACATCAGAGATTAAATTAGATGTAGGTAATAATATTGCACATCAAGGACTATCCCAAACTCTTGATGGTAACTTTAATAGCAACACAGTTTCACAGGGTCAATCATTCAAACTCAAGATGTTAATTAATGGTGAAGAATACTTTATTATTATGCGTAAATCTTAGAAAGGTTTACTAGTACCAAACAGTAGATCATATTTAATACCACCAAATACAACCTCTACCTTCTCATTGACTGGTAATTGAGCGTTAGTGATGTTGCTTGGGATACCAAAGATTTTACTTTCAGGATGAGTTGCAGACAAACTTCTAACATTGATCAATCCAGCAACGTGGAAGTCAGGGTTTAGAATAGTGGTAGACAATCCAATCTCAGAACTATCAAATGGTGGTGAGGTATCAAGTGGTGGGCAGCAGAGTTCCTTACTCTCCAGAACTGTATTAGCAAATGTATATACAGATAATTTGTTAGTGGAGTTCAGAATGAATGGTGACAATGCACCATTAGCACCACTAGAGGAGTTGTCTGCATTTTCATGTAAGATTCTAAGACCTTTCCAAATGTCTTGGTCAATCTCACGATCTACAGGTAAGATTTCATAGAAACTATTTCTGTAGTGCATGTAGCGTTTTCTGCTAGGATTCTCACTCCATGTGTTAGGACTCTCAGCAGGAGAGATGATAATATTATCAGCAGGGAACAGATTAATTGACTTTTGTGGTGTATTAATGGTCTGTACTTGACCATTGTTGTCAGTGTATGTTCTAGTGCCTTGATCTACCAGTGTTGTTGTAAGTGTTCCACCAGAACTACTCGCTTGTGCTGGAGTTACACCAGGATATGAATAAAGAGGTTCCCAGTTACTAGCAGCATCAAACTCTGGATACCATAAGAATTTACTGGTGGTTGAGAATGATTTAATATATGAACCAGCAGGCAGAACATATTCAACAGCAGTGCCAGCATTATTATTTCTTACAAATGATCTATGTGATGTAGAATAGAACATTTCAATATCAGTACTGGCGGTTCCTGCTGCATTACCAGTAAGATTAACACCATTATATGATGATGCACTGAGTGTAATGTCAGAGGTAATCTTCACCATTCTGTCAGGATATGCTGAGTTACCAGGGTTAGAACTATTATATCCAGCATCATTTAACCAAGCATTGTAGAATGTAGAAAGTTGATTGAGGTTAGAAATTTCACCATTTCCATTTGGACCACTGACAGAACCAATTTTATTTGCTTGTGGTAGAGTGAAGTCCTGGTGCCTAGAGAGATATACATTTCTCAAATCAAACAATGATGATTCATACTCTTGTAAATTGATAAATTTACATCTCTTTGTAGTACCATCTACTAAGAAGTCATCCTCAAGATCATCCCAAGATGAAATGCTATCATTAAGACGTACAACCATATAGTATTTGATATTCAAACTAGTGCTAGTTGTATCACCCCAGACATTACCAGATACTCTGACAAATCCCTCCATACTACCAATAGTAACCATTGGTGTAGTATAACCATTAGCAAAATTTACAAATCCATCTTCAATTAATTTTAATTTCAACTTAGTACCATTGAGATTGGCAAAGACCTGGTTACCACCATACTTTTTACAACCAATAAATGTATTTTGTATATGGTTAACAACACTTCCAGCACCAGTACCACCTTGTAAATCTGCCATTCCCCAAGCATCACGATTACCAGCAGCACCATCACACCAGTATGCTACTGAATCTTGATAGGTATTTGCAAATTCATTAGTTGTGATACTTGTTCTATCCTTACTACCAGTGCGATCAAGTAGTTTTCTATATGGATCTTCAGGGTCACCAGTATTTCCTCTGTAACCATTCTGACCTCCACCTTGTGTGGTAGATGTCTCATTCCAACGGATATCAATGCCTGCTACATTTGCATTACCAGACATATCAACATCAATTAAGATATATTTGGTCTTTACTTTATCTGTGGTTGCATCATAGTTATTCTGAGCACATGCTGAACCAGTACAGAATTGCTCAAGAGGTTTAGTAATATCAATACCTCTATCTCTATAGATTGCACACAGACCACCATCAGTGCCACCACCTGCTGGATATGGCATTTGATCATCAAATTCAATAGCAAGTTCATTATCAGCAATCTTCTCAAATCTAGTTGCTCTACAATATGTGGTTTGTGTTGCATTCTTGAATACAATAACGTGTCCAAGATCAATTTCATCAATCTTATCTTCAGGTACAGTCAGAACTGTATATGATGTTGTTTGATTAACTTGATCTGTAAGTGGTAAGGTTTCACCAGTTGGTGACAATAGAGTATGATTGGCAGTAGTAACAAATCCTCTGTGGTCAAATACAGTGACATTGTATGAGGTATTTGAACCAACGTTTGCCTCTTTACTAAGAACAATAGAATTACTATCTGCTAATACATCAATAACTCTTGTTCCAAGTGGGATTGTAGAAGTACCTACGTGTCCATCAGTGCTATCTTGTACAAGATAATTACCAACCTCAACATCAGTTGAGTTGTTAATGTTAAACAGTCGAGAATCTGCGTCTATGTTTCCAGATCTGCTTAATGTAACAGCACCCCAACTCTCTTGTGGTGTGTAAATTGACTTAATAGGTAAGAGAGAATACAGGATATTGTATTGGTCACCAGCAGAGATCAATTGCTTCTTACCAAATGCTCTCTGATCTACACCATCTTCTCTACTTGTACCACCAGAAAGAACTGAGTTGTCTAAGAATGTTTTAAAGTCACCAATTTGATAGAACTCATAGTCCTTTTCATATAGTTGCTTATATGTTAAACGACCATAACCACCAGATGTTTCTGTTCTTTGTCTAATAATCCATGCTTTATTATTACTGTTAGTATCTACATCATCATCCTTCATAAAGAATGTCCAGTCAAAGACATAATCAACATAGCGATCAAGATATTGACTGATTCTGATATATCTCTGTCGTGTAGTTAACTCACCCATGCGTGCTACATGGAGAAGATTATTATATGTGTTACCACTAAACAAAGTATGATTCAAACTGCCAGTGGTATATGTTGTGTCAATCTTCTTATTATCTAATTCATCTTGTGCCTGAATACTATACTCTGAAGTAGTGCCATCATACCTGAAATAGTATTGTTGATCATTATTATAACCGTCGTCAAAGTTAGTATAATCAGGATCAATTTCTACAGTAATAGTATTGACACCATTGGATGATGTGCAATTTGTTACATTGTATCTTCTTACACCTTGCTCAGCTTCATACTCCTCATCAGTTGTATTAGCGGGATTAACATCAGTATTTGCAATTCTATAATCATAGATGAAATCATTAATCATGATGTTCTGATATACTTCATCACTAACTGTAAACTGTGTAGCATTTACAATTGCATTATCACCAATAAGTTCGATATCAGTTCTATGTCTATATGAATTAAGATATGTCTTCATATCTTTTCTATCATATGGAGTATATCTTACTACTGCCTTCAATCCTTCAATATTGGCATTAGGGTTTTTAGAAAATGTACCAGTGTTTAAGGTCAGTGTATATCCACCATTAGGATCAGGTAGAGTTGATGCGTTGAGATTTAATTTATTAAATTCTTCAGTTACTTCAATATAGAATCTTGGAATCTTTTTTACATCTTCATAATCAAATAAATGTAGAACTCTATATCTCTGTGCAGGAACTTGACCCTCTTGTACATCTAAGAATATCAAATCACCATGCTTGATATCCATAGCATCTTCAAGATGCACCTCAACCAATTGTCTGGTAGGGTCATTATAAATGTTTAGAATTTCATCAACTTGATTTAGTTTGTATTGTGTCGTCTGCTCACTGAGGGTGTTATTACCATCCAGAAAACTAAACACAAAATCATCTGGAGCACCATATCTCACTGACTGGAATGACTGAGATGATGGATCCTGAAACTTAAAGATTGTGCTACCAGTAGTATTAATTAAGAATGTGGTAATGCCTGCTACTGTTGGTTTATAGAATCCCTGCCAATTAGTACCACCAAAGAGAGATAGGAATGATGATTGTAACTTATCACTGTATACAAAGTTTCCTTGCTCCCAGAAGTTATCACTCAGTGTGGTAATATTGCCATCACTATCAATCTCATCATCAAAGAATAGATCTGTAACTGGTCCTACAGATAACCACTGATTCTCAGATCCACCTGGAACATCTGCTTCACCGACTCGGATTCTACGCCATAGTTGATTATTATATGATACAATATCACCAATTTTGTAACTACCAAGAGTGTCTAAGTTTGAACTATATGCTGGTGCATCTCTTACAATATTCTTATCGTCATAGTATTTGACATTAGGACCATCACCACCTAAGAAGAATGGTTCTCCTGTGGAAAAGTATGCTGCATCTAATCTATTCTTGATCTTGATGAGTGGTCTGTATACTTTAGGGTTAGAACTGTTATCAATGATACCATTGTCAACAATAGTAAATGCTACAGTTACACCATCCAAACTAGCAAAGGTGCTCGCAGTAATATTTGTAATGTAAATGCCCTGAATGGGTTCTAAGTCAGTAGTAGTGAAAGAACTCTCACTACCAAGCATCGTTGGGTTTGATAAAATATTATTAAGTGCTGCTGTTGCCGAGGGCAAATCAGACAGGTTCAAGTCCCTTCTTAATCCAAATTGATTAAACTGCTTCTGAGCCATGAGATATACGGGTTGCCTTTTACTGCTATTTATGGTATAGTGGTTTAGTCAATCTCATATTTATATGGACTTTCAAAAGTATCTCGACAATCTCACCAACCAATTGAAGGCAGTCAATGCTGACATCGTAGAGAAACAGGAGGAACTGGACAAACTCAAGGAGTTTCGGTCTCGTATCAAGGGAGGACTAGAAGTGGTCAACCAGATCGAGTCAGACAACAAACCAGAGGAACGTCCACCATTGCAATTGCAGCAGGAGATCCGTAATGAGATCCAAGAACTGCAACGCCATGGTGGTGACATGGACGCATTGTGACAGTGTACAAACCGCCACACTACAGGTCGCCAAGGACCAGGTGTTCGCTACAATATGAACATACACAAGGGAACACCACCATGATCAACACCACACTGACCGCCGAGAAGATTGAGGACTACACAG